GGGGAATCAAGCGCATGCGTGGATCCGCGGAACTATTCCGAGGAGCTGGGCCGGAAAATCTGTATGGAGAAGATCAAGGACAAGATATGGGAGCTTCTGGGATTCCTCCTGCAGACCGCATGGCATGGAATAAGATAGAGAGATAGAGGTAGGGACATGAATGATAATATCGCAAACAGGATCCAGTGCCCATTTTACGTGGCTCATAACAGCGGGACCGGGAATAACATCACCATAACCTGTGAGAGGATCAAGACCAATATGGGATTCAATGTAAAAAACAAGCTCTTTTTTGCCAACCAGAAGCAGCGTCTGGATTTTATGGAGCTGTTTTGCATGGATGCGAAAATCTGTCAGAATTGTCCCTACTACGAGGTGATCTACAACAACAAATACAGGGAGTGTTAAAATGGGAATTGTAAAGGACCTGAGAAAAGAAAAGGAACGCCTGGAGAAGAAAGTAAAGGCAGCAGAACATTTACGGAACGTATGGAAGCGGGAGTGTGAAAAAGAAAAAGCCCAGAAAGAGTTGCTGGAGCTGGTATTGAGTGCTGCTGTATTAAAACAGGGAGGAGAATTAGATTTAACGATGGAAGACATCGGGAACGTGAATGGAAAATACATAGAAGGGCAGATACTGGACGGATCGGACGGAAGAGTATACAAATACAGGGTCAAAGAGGTGCGGACAGAAATAAGGGAAGAGGAGGTAAGTTAAAACGAATAAGGCGGCTATCTGACGCCTTTTCCCTTATTTATTCTAATTTTTATTGACTTTTGTTAGTGCTC